CTCACTTCCTCATCCCCGCACTCCAAATAACGGTGACGAAAATGGGCAAGGCGATCTTCGTAAGATTCATTTAGCATCTGACAAGCGTTACTCATATGATGTCTTAAAGCAACTTGCTTCATCTGATCTCGACGCTGCTCATAAATCTCTCGGCCGTATTGCCACCATTCTCGCAGCGCGCCATCGATATTAGAAATGGCCTGGTCTTCAAGAGAAACGACTTTCGATTCCAAAACAGTATGAAGAGACTTAAAAATAGAGGCTTCGTCCAAAGCCCCGTGTATCATACCGGTATCCACATTAAAAATATTACGACGCTTCAAAAAATCAGCCTCAGAATCATTCATATATTCAGTAGGAACGGATTCTTTATCTGGCATGGTAAAAACCATATCTCGCTCTTTTAAAAATTTAGCATAAGAAATATGGTTAAACCAATCATAGCCCGGTCGAACTGAACCTTTAACATCGTCGCCATATGTCATAATGGCACAATTATTACGAAATGGTTCAATTTTTGATCGACTAGGCCACAAATGAAAATAAGCGCACCGAAGCTGTAACGAATTCACAATACAATTTATATACACAGTAAGGTTCTGCCCTGAAGGATTAGAACCTGCGTGTATGATGATGTCTCCGTTATATGCTACACATGAATACGCAATTTCTGTCGCAATACCCTTCATAATCATCAAATCGTCACTCGAATAACGTCCGCACTTTTCCGCAATTTCTATCAAAACAGCAAATGCTGCATTAATTAACTGGGCAGGCATACGCAGATCATATTTGCTATAATCCCCAGCAAGAATACGATCTTTTCCAAACTTACACATAAAGCGAGCAAGCTGATCCCATTCTGGGCCTTGTGCATTGACGCCAACCGCGCACTCAGAATCAAGAGGAAAAAGAGACAACACACGAGCCAGCGGTAAAAAATACTTACGAACTAACATTTGTATGGCCCAATCAGACGCTTGAAAAACACGAACCTTATCCTTAGTCAACTTAGTGGGTTCATCTTTAACACATGCCTTAAAAATCGCATAACACCTTTCCCCATTAAGCAAAAGTCTCTCCATACGTTCCATTTCCTCGATGATTGCGGGGTCTGCCTTCGCAGGACACTGAAATCCAGGATAATCAACACAATCCAAAATCTCAATCATGTCTCTCTTTGGTCCAGTGAGCGGAAATCCCTTAGAAGTATCTTTGTTCATAGCATCAATAAACCTCTTACCATCTTTACCACAAAGTGTTTCCATTTCCGTCAAAGGAACTAACTCATCACGGACCCACTTGCTGAATGCGGGTTGGGTAAATTTATCAACCAAATGATCAACATAATCAATATAAGCTTTTTCCAGCAAAGAACCCTCAATTCCAGCACTGGGATTTGCAGAAAAAGCCAAAGACGCCTGCCACATCAAAGTGCGGTGAAATTTCGGTGGTCCATGCTCACGTGGAACGCCCG